ATCAGGCCCTTGCCGATTTTGAATGCACCGAAGGCTGATTTCGCAACCAGCAGAGCACCTATGGCCCCCGTCAGTCCCATAGCCAGGTTCGGCATCTTGTCGCTGACGGTGGTGATGCCTTGGGCTACGGTCGTCAAACCTTGCGCCACGGCATCGGTTGCCGGTCTGATCGCATCGCCCACGCTGCGCATGGCATCGTTGGCGGCCTGTGAAAGCTCGGCCCACTTCTGCGACGAGCCTTCCCGGCGCTCGGCCAGGTTCTTGTCGAGAATGCCCGACGCGTTGCGGGACTGCGATTTCAGATCGTTGTACAGCTGCTTGTTCTGCAGGTACGCGGTAAGCGCCGCCTTGACCTGCATGTCCGCAAAGATGTCGCCGGTTTTCAAAGCCTGCGACAGTGATTCCATCATGGCCTTGGCCTTGGCCGGATCTGTTTCCTTACTGATTTTGGCCGTGGCGGCCGCCATTGCTTCGGCCTTTTTCGGGTCCGTCTTCTGGATGTACTGCTGGGCCAACGCCATGCTGGACTCCAGCGTGGACATGCCTTTCTGCAGGCCGGTTTGCATGGAGCCTTCGTAATCGATACCGGCCTTTTTGTAGGCATCGACCGTATCCGAAGCACCGATTTTGCCCATCCAGTTTTTCAGATTGTTGGCCGCCTCGTCAGAGCTGCCCGCCGTCTTCATCTGGACCTGCAGCATTGCACCGAGCTGCGTCACCGCGTCCATGCCGGTGATACCAATACTGCCCATGTTGGCCAGCAGTTCGGGAAACCACTTTGCCATGTCGGAGGCTTCGAAACTGCCCGCCTGCCCTTGGTAGGCGATGGCCTCCAGAGCCTGCTGCATTTCCTTGGCGTCGGTGATCTTGGCGTTTTGCCCCAGGGCGTTGATCATCTTCGCTGTGTCGGTCCCTTCGGAACCCTGACCGACCACGAATTTGGCGGCAACCGGTGCGTACTCCAGCGCCTTGCTCAGTTCCATACCGGCACCGACCAGTTGGTTGACTACGTCAGCGACCTGATTGCGCTCCATGCCGGTATCACGGGCGGTCGTGATGATGGTTCGTGACATCTCCGCTTCTTGCGGTTTGTTGGCAATGCCAGCCTTGATCGCAATGTCGCGAACAATCGCCCCGAAGTCCGCGCTGACTTTCGTCGGGATCGCCAAGGCCCCGGTCGCTACTACGGCTTGCCCGACCGAGCTTTTGACCGTCTCCCGTCCCTCGCTCATCTGCCGTCGGCCTTTGGCCTGCAACTCCGCAGAACGAGCCGTGCGCCCCATTTCCTTATAGGCTTTGCTCAGCCGTCCGACCTCGACGCCCTGCGCCTTGAGGCTATCGAGGTTCGAATTCAAACGTGACAGTAACGCGGTCGCACCGGCCTGGCCCGTTGCATGGGCTTTGCGCCACTCCTCGCGCAACTTGATCGTTTCGCCAATCGTGCTCTGCAGGACGCGAGCCTTGGCACCTTTGTCGTCCAGCGCCTTGATACGGCTCTCAACGTCCTTGAAGGCCTTGCCTACGGTTGCACTGACCGCGCCACCGATGACAAGGCCCAGCTTCAAACTATCACTCATAGACCACCCGAGGCGTTCAAAGGGGGATCAATCCATGATCCACCACAACATTCGATTGAAAGGCATTGCCTCGATCTCAGCAGCGGAAAAGCCCGTCTCCGCTGCCAACTTGCGCGCCGCCTGTCTCATGGTCTCGGGATTACAATTCATCCTCTTCGACCAGGCGAAAATAGCCTTCCTGCAGGCGGCGATAATCGCGCTGTTTCATTCGGTCCAGATCGTCCCGGCCAGCCTCGATCAGGCTGCAGAACAAGTGGAGTTCGTGGGCCTCGGGGCTGCCATTGGCAGCGGCCGCTGCAGCGCGGGTATCCCTGACGCAAGGTGCGCGCATTGTTACCTTGTCGACTTTCACGGTGTTGATTTCCACCGGGTACTTCAGCGTGATGATCGCGCCTGAATCCGTCAGGACAATCCACGACGGCAGCGGAGTGGTTTCGTTGTTGCCAGTTACTTGAGTCATGTTCGTTCCTTAAAGGCCAAGGGCGGCGCGTTCTGCTGCGAGCTGGTCCACGCCGTCGATCACGCGCACCATGTTCACCATGTCGATCTCGTAAACAACACGGCCGTCGACTTCCAGCTTGTAGTAGGAGGCGGCAAGGCTGTGCTTGATCTCCGCCACGGTGGCGGGCTTCCACTCGCCCGGATCAACTTCTTTCAACATGCCGCGCAAAGTAGCAACCACCGGTGTGACAACGCCTTTCAGGCCCTTGAAAGAGCCTCTGAACGTGCCGTTGAACGCGGTCTGATCAGACAGGCCGAAAAATTTCAGCGACTCGCGGCGAACGCCGTTGGTCGTGAAACTGGCTTCCATCTTCTCCAGCCCCATGTCGATCTCGACCGGACCGGCCATGCCGCCGCCGCGGTACTCCTCGGTCTTAAGGCTCATCTTGGGAAGCGTCAGCCCCGGCACGTCACCGCTGAAGTTGATACCGTCGACAAACAGGTTAGTGTTGGAAAGGGTTTGCGGAATCATGTAGAGCGCTCCTTAAGCGGCTTCGAGGACTTCGGTCAGCCACTGATTGGTGACTTCAACGCGGAAATTCGGGTTTTCGGCAGGCGGCACATCGGTGAAACGGATGTTCCAGTACACCTTGCCCTGCTCCAGCTGGCTGGCAGTGTTCAACTCGGTGTCCGCGTAGACCTCAAAATTGATGATCGCCCCTTGGTTTTTCAGGTCACGCATGAAGGCTTCCAGGCCGTCGGTCACGTCCTTGACGTAGGTTTTGGTGATCGAGCGGTCGACTGCCCACTTGTGCCCTGCCTGGATCGCATCCATGACGATGTCGAGCGTGCGGACCCGCGTCACGAATGCCCACTTCGCATCACTGGACAACGTGCGGTTGCCCCACAGGCGATAGCCGTCGTCGCGGATGATCGTGGCGATATTGGCGTTGTTCAGCAGGTTGGCCCGGCACGTCGCGTCACCGGCCAGGTACTCGATGGACCGGGTAGTACCGGTGATGCCGACAAATTCCTTGTTCGACGGTGACGCCCAGAAACCGTACTCCGTGTCAGTCCAGGCAAAGAGCCCGGCGACCCAGGCCGACGCAGGTGCATCGATAGTCTTGCTGGCTATGGTGTCCCAATACTGAACGCCCGGATCTGGCATGAAGATGCGCTTGCTGCCGAAGTTTTTGGCATAGGCTATCGCCGCATCATCGGTCGTCCCTGGCCCGTCGACAATAGCAATGGCACGCAGCTTGGCAGCCAAACCATCCATCGCTGTGGCCACGGCCAGCGTGGCCGAATGCTTGGGCGCGATCAGCAGTCGCGGCTGGGCATTGAAAAGACTCTTGCCGTCGATCAGCGCTTGCAGGCCGGTACGCTTGCCAGACGCGAGCACACCGCCGATGACGGCCGATGTCAGTTCCGCAGCGGTCGAACCTGCCGCCACGCCACACCCCACGATAACGGCCTTGGCCCGCGTAAAGATCGCCTGGCACGCCTTAGTGATCGGCGCATCTGCGCCCCAGGCTGCAATGGCTTCACGCTCGCTGGTGATTAGCTTCAGCTCGTTGACTGCTGCCAACTGGGAGACATCAGGCGCGGTACTGGGGGTGAAAACGTCGCACAGTCCGATGATCGAAGACGACGGCAGCGCGATGGTGCGCGCCCCGGTGTCAACGGTCGTCATGGTGATGCCGTGAAAAAAGCTCATAAAGCAAACTCCAGAAAATAGAAAACCCGCACAGGGCGGGCTATTGGGTTGGTCGGTTATAGAGGGTCTATCTGAGCGATTAACGCTTGCAGGCGTCAGCTGGCCTCACTGTTTCGTTTGAATTGCAGGTAGCGCTCGTCGGTATCCTGGAGCTGGGCTTGGTTCGGGTAGTCGGTTTCATCCTGAGCGCAGGAGAACACCGCTACGACTGTTTGACCGTCATCGGAAAGCTGTGCGTAGACCATGATCACCTCAGAACCTGTAACCCGAAATATTGACCGCACCCTCTTTGAAGGTGCCTGACAGAACACCAGCCAGCCAGAAAATGGTTTGAGCGGTAATTACCTTGAGGTTCGAGAACGAGCCGGTACAGATGTTTTGGACCGTCTCGGACATGCTATTGCCAGCGACCTGCTGGAAACCGATTCCAGACGCAGCCGAGGCAACCGATATCTGGGCGTTTGAGGTATTGAGGCCCGCGACGGACAGCCAGCCAGTTACGGCCTTAGCCGCCAAGGGAATCACGGAGGCAACACTCAGCGACTTGAATGCCGTGATTTGGGCGGTGGTCACTGCCACCTTTTCATAGGTAAAAATCACCTCTCTTCCCTCCATGAATCCGACCTGAAACAGAGAGTTTTTGATTCTCCACACACTGACCAAAGCCGAGGCCGTAAACCCTGCGGGCATATTCGCTCCGGTGTACACCTCTCCCATCGCCAACGAGGTGGCGTCAGTGGCCAACAGTGCTGACACTCCGGTGATGGGGTTATAAATTGCGTAGATCGCGACGAAACCATTCGCCGGTACTGCGCCCGTGTCCATGCCTCCGCTACCGACAGCGGTCAGGTTGATCGTCTTGTTAAAAGAACTCAGGCGATACCCCATGCCACCCACACCGGCCTCAACGATAAGCTCATCGGCAGTGATGACAGCAGAAGCCGACGCACTGACCACGCTCATGATCACGTTACGGGCACTGCCTACGATGGTGGTAGGCACAAGACCGGGATCATCGACAGAGACCACTTCACGCCAGTTGGTCCAAACGCCACTGGCCTGCGTCCGCCAATACCTGCGACTGCCTCCCCCCAACTGCGTCAACGTTTGCAAACAACCGCCATTGTTGTACGGCACAACCTCGACCGAACAACTGGTGGCACCCGGTTGATTGGCCGTCGCCGGGTTGGTGCGGTAGAGGCCGCCCAGTACGGCCGTGTTCAGATCCGACACCAACGAACTGTTGACTGTGCCGAGGCCCACCCCGGCGAGGGTTGCTTGAACAAAGGCTGTATTTGCAAGGGACAGATCGTTATCACCCAGCGCAGCCGTCGGGGCTTTGGGATCGCCCGTGAACACAGGACTATCGAGCCCACCCACCTCGCGCCAGACCGTCCAGCCGCCTGCAGCCTGAGTGCGCCAGAACAGGCGAGCGACCCCACCGCTACCCGCCAGTGCCGAAAATAGCTGAAACGCCCCGCCGTCGTTGTAGCGCATGTTCAACAGTGTCGCGTTCGCCGCCAGAGGTATATTGGCCGCGTCGGCATTCATCCGAAACAGACCTGCCAAGGCGACACTGTTCGCGTCTCCGACCGTAGTTGCGTTATCAGTACCGAGACCGAACAGTCCCAGACACAGGCGAGTAAACCCGGTTGTCGCAATCGACGTATCGTTGTCGCCCGCTGATACAGTCGGAGCCCTTGGGTCCCCGGTAAAAACCGGAGACGCCAATGGAGCCTTGAGCGCGAGAGCATTGGCCGTACTGGCCGCAAAGTTGGGATCATTCCCCATAGCCGCTGCCAGCTCGTTCAGCGCATCCATCGCCCCCGGCGCACCACCCACCAGCGCCGCGATTTTCGCCACAACAAACGCGGTCGTTGCAATCTGTTCGCTGTTCGTTGAGGCAGCTGGAGTCGGGGCTTTGGGCGTTCCGGTAAAAGTCGGAGAATCGACGTTCGCTTTACGCAACAGAGCCGAATCCATCTGCCCGACGGTATAGACATCAGTCAGGCCATAACCGGCAACCGTGGTCGGACTGGTCCCGCCGAGAACCCGCCCATACTTGTCTACGGTGACACTGCGATACGTGCCTGGCTCGACGCCTGTGCGGCCCCACGCCATCTCAAAACTTAGGGCCGTAACACCCAACGAGATAGGCCCGTCTGTGACCAACTGCCAACCGCTGTCACCGTTGACAGTCCCTTGCTCGACCTGCACCAGCAAACCCGGCGTGACGCGTAGGTCGGTGTCAGCATCAGCCGCCCGGGCCCAGGCACTGGCAGCCGTTACATAAATGCCGTTCTCACGCGCAGCCGTCTGCTTGGTGACCAGCACGCGACGGCCCGCTGGCACCGTCACACCGTCAATGGTCTGCAGGCCGCTGAGCGCAATGTTAGCGGTGGTGGCCACAAGAACCGAATGCTTGAAGTCTTGCCGCGCCAGCTCGCTAAGCACGAACTCTTGAGTCGCCAGCACTACGCTAGGGTCAATTTTCAACTCGACGCTGGCCGAGTTGCTGACGATCAGATTCATGCGTACCACTTGGGTCCGGCCGGAGCCTTGAGCCAGCAGCGGCTTGAATGACGGCGCGCAATTGGCGACTGCCACAAGATCATTGTCCGCATCGTAAAGGCCTATTTCGCGAATCCATTTGCCACCGACTTCGGCCGGTATAACCTGTTCGGCAATAATGATCGCCGGATTGGTCGGGTCCTGCTTGAGCTGGTTCAGCGGAGCCCGACGCCACTCGTTGATCAGCGCTTTTTGCTTGGCGTCCGGCTGCGGGTCTGCGCCGTTGGCATCGCCTACGCCCATCTGGGTAATCTTCCAGCCAATGCCCAGGGCATCGGCATTGGCCTGTTTGGCGACGCCGATATTGGTCAGGATGGCGTAAAACTGCGAGTTTTGATCGATCATGAATACACATCCAGGGTGTCGATAGTTGTTTCACGTCCGCCACGACCGATCACACCCGAGACGACAATGTCTCGCTGTTGCGGTGGGTAAACGTCGATGATGTCGCCTTCTTGCACAGAGGCGCTCAGGTAGGTGCTGCCGTTGGCTTCGAGACTGATGGCAAGGCCGATCAAGTGGCGGGAAACAGGCTTAGCGTCATCGATCAGCGCCGTCAGCTCTTCGTACATCTGTTCCGTGATGCCGGTGTCCAGCACGCCTACTTTCAGCTGGAACGTGCCGGGCTCGCCCAGCGGGTTGAGCTGCCACCATTCCACGATGTCGATCAGATAACCCAAAGGCTCGACCACCCGACGCAACGCGCCGATGGTGCCCTTGTGCGCATGGACATAGAACGAAGCCTTGACGGCATTACGCTTGACCGGCTCCGACCACTTTTCGTCCCAGCGGTCGACGGACCATGACGAGGCCAGGTGCGGCAGCAACTCCACCGGACAGGTGTCCGGGTTATAGAGCGTGCGCAATGGCATGGGCGTGGTATCGACTATCGCAGCCTCAATGGCACGCTCAAGCTGTGTACTGCTGTTGGGCAATAGACTCTTCATGTCAGTCACCCTTGGTCAGCGTGAAGCCCTTGCAATAGGCGGCCTGTGACTTGGTAGGGAGAATGTCGACCCAGTCGCCCAAGTCCACGCGACGAACGCCTGCGATGTGCAGCTGGGCGTCGATGGCCGAGCGAGCCACTTCAATACCCAAACGCCGCCGAGGATTGACCCAGGACCTCAAGCGCGCTTCGCACTGCGCCAGAATGGTCTCGTTCTCCGAGCCAGTACCCACCATATGCACCACCGCGTTGATGGTGTA